TTAGGAAATCTATGGTATAGGTCTTTTGCAGGAGCGCGTCACCCATATACTTCTCATTCTCCAGTATTTTGCGGACGGTGCTGTCGTGCCAGCGTGGATTTCCACGTGCGGTACAGATGCCGTCACGTTCCAGCCCTCTGGCGATCTTCATGCAGCTTGCACCCTCAAGGTATTCACGAAAAATTCGCTTTACAATTTCTGCTTCAGTTGGATTGATAATCAGATGTCCCTCCTCGTCCTTGTCATAGCCGAGGAAGTTTCGGGTATTGACCATTACTTTCCCCTGCTGGAAGCGATACTGTATTCCCATTTTCGTGTTCTTGCTGAGCGACTCCGATTCCTGCTGTGCCAGTGATGCCATAATGGTTATCAGGACTTCTCCCTTGGAATCCATTGTGTTTATTGATTCTTTCTCAAAGAAAACAGGAATATTTATCTCTTTCAGCATTCGGATGTATTTCAGGCAGTCCAGCGTATTACGGGCAAATCTGCTGATTGATTTTGTAAATATCATATCAATCCTGCCTTTTATACAATCCTCAATCATAGTGTTGAACTGCTCTCTCTTTTTTGTATTTGTTGCGCTGATGCCTTCGTCAGCATACACCCCGACGAATTCCCACTCCGGATTCGTCTTGATGAATTCCTCGTAATGCTGAATCTGCGCCTCATAGCTTGATGCCTGTTCCTCATTGTCCGTGCTGACACGGCAGTATGCCGCTACCCGCAGTCTTTTCACTTCTTCCTTCCTTGCCGCATTGCCTTTCTGCGGCTTCGGCGGAATGACCGTCATGTTTTTCATGGTTTCACCTCTATCAGACTATAAATGTATTCGGCTTGCTGTGCCAGATCATCGAAATGCGTCTCCGCCACTGCCAGCTCGAACGCCTTGTGTATAGGCGGTGCGGTATACCGCTTTTCGCAGCCGTGCAGATTTGCACGATGCAGCCTTCTGCCAGTTGCCTTTGCGAAGGTCTCCCTGCTGATGATCGCCGGATAGTAGTCGGTGCCGATGTAGGCGTCCTGCATCAGGATTCGCTTGACAGCACTGTGCTGCATGAGAACGCCCGCATTCGCCGCAGCCGCCTTCATGCTCAAACCGGAAATATAGCCGTTGAAGATGCTGATTATGATTCCGGCTTCCTGTTCGTCGATGACAGCTTTACCGTTTATGATCTTGTATCCGTACATAGTGCCTCCTTCAATGTCAGCCCGCATTTCAGCTTGAAGCCGACACTGTCTCTGCTGTAAACAATAATGCTGTCTATAAAGGAAATAAACAGTTCCTCGTTATAGGCGTCCTGCGCTTCCGCTGTATCGATAAAGTGCAGCAGCTTTTCGGTTTCACGCAGCATCAGACCGGATTCGATATTGCCGAGGTTCTGTATTACTCTGCGGGATTCCTCGTTCTGCTTCTCGATGCGGTTCAGCTCCTGCGTATACATGACTGCATCAATGATGCCCTTTACACGGAGCTTCTTCAGTTCGCATTTCCGGTCGGAATTCTTCTGGATGCTCTCCTTCAGGCTCATTATACGCTGAAGGTTTTCGTCACTGCCTGCCACGCGCAGCGCATTGTAATACGGTCGGAGCAGTATCTTCCGGGTGAATATGAGCTTGTTCAGCATCGTGGTGAACGCAGACTGGAAAGCCTCCTCGTGTATAAACTTCATCGAACAGCTATCCTTATCTGCAATGTGTTTCTTGCAGCACCAGCTGATTCCGCTTGAAATCACCTGACGCTTGAACGTGCTGCCGCACTCCCCGCAGATGATTTTGCCGCTGAAAGCAAACCTTCTCTGATACTTTTCAACATCGCGCCGGATGCCGCGCTCTCTGAGCCGCTGTTCCAGCACTTCATGTGCTGTCGCGTACATCTCCCGGCTGATGATCGCCTCGTGGTGGTCTTTCACTTCCGGGCTGTCCACGTCGCCCTTGTTCCTGTGCCTTCGGAAGTTGTCGTCCGTATAGGTCTTGTTGTAGCGAACGTCACCGACATACTTCTCATTATTCAGAATGCCCATGATCGTTGTGGTACTCCACTTGCCGCCCCTGCGTGTCTGCACACCCCGGTTGTCCAGTTCCTTGCCGATCTTATGCACACCCATGCCGGAAACAACGGACTCGAAAATGAAGCGGACAATGTCTGCTTCCTCCGGTATGATCGCATAGTTTCCGTCACTGTCAAAGGTGAAGCCGTAGGGCGCTGTTCCGGCTCTGTACCTGCCGTTTTTTATGCGTTTCTGGTTGCCCCACTTTACATTCTTGGAAATGGACGCTGATTCCTCCTGTGCCAGACTGCTGAGGATTGCCAGAACAAGCTCCGTTTCCATGCTGCCGGTATCCAGCTTTTCCTTCTCAAAGTATATGGGTACGTTATAAGAAAGCAGCTCACGAACAAGTTCAAGGCAGTCCGTGGTATTGCGGGAGAACCGGCTGACGGACTTCGTCAGTACATAGTCGATGCGTCCGATGCGGCATTCGTACAGGAGTGCCTGCAAGCCGTCGCGGACATCAGCCTTTGTACCGGTGATACCGAAATCATAGAATATACCCGCGCACTCCCATTCGGAATGCAGCCTGATCCACGCTTCATAATGTGCCTTTTGCGTTTCCAGACTTTCGCGCTGGTCGTCATTATCGGTACTGACACGGCAGTATGCAGCCACGCGGAGCTTCTTTTTCTCAGCAGGCTGTGCTTCTATTGTTTTGACTGTCATTGCTTTACCTCCTTGTCAGTATCGTATATTAACTCTGATTCGGTGATTTTTCAAGTGGTTTCGGTAATAAGTCCGCAAACATCGGAGAGAATGTCTGCCGGTTCAGATCGGTTAATTTGTCGTATTCGTCAAATGTGATCATACCTCTAGCATAGAGCAGTTCCGTGATTGCCTGTGCCTTGTAGTAATTGATCTCGTCAATGATTTTCTGTTTTTCCATAAAAAACGCCCCTTTCATAATACGGACATTAAGAACGTATTTTGATGGGGTGTTATAAAAAAGCGCCCGCCGAGATAATCCCGACGGGCGCAGATATTATGCCTTATTCAGTTTTCCGCTGTACTTCTGACCGTCCACAGTGACCTCGACCGTGATGCCGTCCTCCGCAGCAGGCGCAGGCGGATTCAGTTCCTTGCCGTAACCGTTCAGCCCCTTGCCCTTGATGATCGTGGGGAAGTCCTTATAGCCGATATCGAGATCGACATTTCCGTTGATACCGTCCACGCTGCCTTTCTCAGAATGCTGCCAGATGCCGTATGCACCGCTGTAATTCGTCTGGTCAACCCAGTGCGCCAGCCAGATCGTGTAGCGGCTCTTGATGTCATCGGCAGTGTGCATCACGAGCGAGGATGCAGAGCCGTAAAGACCGACGAAGTAGCCTGCCGCCTCCACTTTATCAAGGAACGAACGCATAATGGCAGACACCCTTTCTTTGCCGAGATCAAACTGCTTCTTCTCCTCCAGATCGAAATAGACCGGGAACTCGAACTGCTTTCCTTTGATAACGGACAGGAACACATCAGCCTCCAGACGAGCCTCGTCCTCGTTCATGGCGTAGGAATACCAGTAAGCACCGACCGGAATGCCTGCCGCCTTAGCGCCTGCATAGTTTTCCTCGAAACGGTCATCTTTCTGCGATGCCAGCCTGCCGTAGCCTGCGCGGAGAATCGCAAAATCAATGCCGTCAGCCCTGACCTTCTGCCAGTCGATCTTGCCGTTATGGACGCTGACGTCGATGCCCTTCATATCCTCGCCTCCGAAGTATTTATAGAAATTATCCGTGACAGAGCTGTTTCCGTGTACCTCATCGCCGTACCACTTGCCGCCGGAGCGCACATCGACGTGCGTGTAGATATAGGCAGCAGTGATATTGGCAATCCCGGTAAAGCCCGTGTCCTGTGCCTTGCAGCAGACGGTCTTGCTGGAAATCGGCTGACCGTCCTGCCCGTAGCAGCAGATGTCCGCCGCCTTGCCCACTGTATGCTGTCCCGTGCCGCTGCCCTTTACTGCCTTATCATGA